CTACCGTATAAGCTGCCACAGTAGACAAGGTAACAACCGCGACAAATCCTGTTCCGTTATACGCGATCCCTTGCCATCCCACGCTTGTCGGAAGGGTAGAGCTTGTCCATGTCAAACCATCATCAATAGAATATGCAGCAGCGGCTGAGGATGCTTTTACGGCCACCCAAATTCCGTTTCCGTAAGCAATATGCCAAGAGCCATTCGATGGCATTTGTACGCGATTAAGAGTGGCCCCTCCATCGGTTGAACGAACAGCATAGGAGACCGCCCCACCATCGTTGCATATTGCAATAAATGTTGATCCGCTACTTGCCGCAGAAACCGCATTTAATGACCATGACGCCGTTCGTGATGTCCACGTCAGCCCATTTGACGATGTTGAATAAGCAGTACTGCCATTGGGAGGGACAATAAAATATCCTCCGGCATATTCAACTCTTACAGGATTTCCAAGGACTGAAATAGTCCCAGTGGCAGACCATGTAATTCCATCTGTAGATGTTGCTGTTTTTGCAGGGCTATACCCAACAGCGCAATATATCCCTCCGCCATACGCAACAGCAGTGTAATTCCCTCCAGCAGACAAAGACGTTTCTGTCCATGTCTGAAGGTCGGAACTTACCCCCACTTTTGTTCCCCCCGTAGTCACCCACAAACTATTCCCGTAAGTAATCCCTGACCAACTGGAATTTACAAGTGCATTGGTATATTTGGTCGCGGTGAAGCTATCGACTACGTTGTTTTCCCCAACGGTCTCCAACACATCCCCAATGATCGCTCTAGGAGAAGACTGCCAGCATACAAGCCCCTGAGCAGTTCCGGTTCCCATCGTCCCAATCAGGGTAAGTCCGGGCCTTTTGAATACCGCCGACTGATCTCCCTTGGATTCCACAAATCCATTGACTATCTTGGAGTCCTTCGTCAGGAGTCCGTCACGGGTAGTCAGTTGTTGGGCAAGCGGTAATCTCATCAATAATTGCCAACGTAGATGTTATAGCGAGCGCGTCTAGTCATAATGGCGTAGGGCATTGCCATCACATCATCCGGATTGTTGATCCGCTTCAGGTTCCGTTTGGATATGTCAGCAATCCGTACAACTCTTGGATCAGCTTGCAGTCCGTATTCAGCAGCAATTTCCAATGCAAGGTTATATCTGAATGCCCGGAGATACCCCGGAGGCAATGCCAGCGTTGTCACACTGGTCGCAGGTTGGGTGAGTTCTGTCACAGAAATAAAGTGCCACTCCAAATCTGTAGTTGGGACGGGATAGACGTACATAGTGATGTTTGGGTAATCCATGTTGATAAACATCACTTGCGGGTACGTCGTGGTTGCTGTTTTTAGCGCAATTGCATCGTACTGTTCCTGATTGATGAACGAAACTCCGTAGGAAACTCCCGTACTGGCGTTCTTGTAGTAAGTGGAGTCATCAAGGAGAACCGGGCGATTCCCAACAAAATCCCCCGATGGGCCAAGGGTTCTACTGGCGTTTCCTGCTGTCCATGTAAATTGCTGGTCTTGTGTGGCATAGACACTCAATCGCTCCGTGTTCCAAGAGTCGATCATTTGATTGAGCGCGGTCAGACCGTTGGCAAGTTGTGTAGCATCTGCCGTGTCGTCTTGGTCCAATATGTTCAGGAGCCTCATTGCTCCGTTGATCTGATCCGCTGCTGTTGTCATGTCAATTCAGCCTTTAGTGTTTCAATTCCCTTCCTGTGGTGGGGAAGTTTTCCGTACTTCTCCTTCCACTTGTCCCGCAGGATGGAAATATCGTCTTCGTTAATAACCTCAGTCACCGGAGATGATTCGAGGAATTCGTTATTCTCTGGTTGGAAATTCGGGATAGGCTTGAGAATCGCCGCTACCTCATAACGAACCCATCCGTTCTTTTCATCCTCGATTGCCTCATCTTCAGCAATGGCGACTTTTGTTCCGTGTTGTGGATGCTTCATGTAGATAATCATGCTGCCTCTTTCAATGCAGGGTCTTTCGATCCACCGGGCATTGTGCAGAGGAATTCATGGTAATTCCCCTTCCAGCACTGTGCGCCCCAGTGTTCGATAGTCGCGCGGGGTTCAACAAACAACTCTCCCCCAATTCGCTGCCATCTGCGACAGAAGGAAATATCTTCCCCGTAGATAACATGATCTTCCATGATATGCCCGAAGTAATTGAATGTCCGGTTCATGGTTGAATACTCGTCAGGTTCCCAATACCAGTTATCCGGTTCGGCGTCTTTCAGGCGTTCAAACACATGACGGGAGATTTTCATAAACCCCGTGGGAACTTTGGATGCGTAAATCAAACCATCATCCCGCACTTTTGGCGTTCCATCTTCATTGACATCAATAGCAACCCCGTAGTGTTCCCAATTGTTCTTTACGGGATAAGCCGCTCCAACGATAGGGGCTTCAGCTTTCATCAGACGGTAGAACCCTTCCGGGTCCCATCCTTCGTCGGAGTCAACAAAGATCAGATGAGAACAATCTGACTTGAGGAACATATCAGCAAGTTTGTTCCTGGCCCGCCACACGTACGAATCTCCTGAGAGTTCGACAAAATCAAACTCTACTTTTGTATGTTTTGCCAGCCCAACAAGAGTGTTTATCATCGACCGGATGTAAGGGGAGTAGCCTTTGACCTCGTAGAACGGGGTAGCAATCATGTACTTCTTTTTCCCCCGTACGACAGGCATGTGCTTTTCTCTCAGCAATTTGATTTCGTCTGCATGGTTGATACAGACCTCCGGCCGGGGGGCGGAGAGATTTGCCAGTTTGTCCCTCATTCGGACATGAGCAAGTGTTTCCTTGATGATATGAAGCTCGTTCTCTGCGACGATACGGCAATACCAATCCAGATCAGCAAGAATGTTGTAGCTTTCGTCTATGTAGCCTAGTTTTTCGTGTAGTTCGCGCCGATACATGGAAGTAGCGATAAATAGGCAATTACCGACCATGAAGCGTTTCTGCCAACTTTCCTTTGGCATGTTCTCTACAGTTTTGACTGTCTCATCTACAAACCGTATCGGATTGTCATTGTGGTCCATGAAGTCGGGATAACCAAAAACGATTCCACATTCAAGATGAGAATCCAGATAGTCAATCTGTTTCTGGAACTTGTCTGGAACAATCACATCATCCGCAGGAAGGAGACAGATATATTCTCCCTTGGCCCGATGGATGAGGTTGTTCGTGGTTCGGTTTTGCCCTTCGTTTTTCTCTTTCTTAAAGAGACTGATTCTGCTATCTGCAAGGTACTTTTCGATTACGGTTATTGAGTCGTCGGTACTTCCGTCATCTTCAATCAAAAGCTCCCAATCCTTAAAAGTTTGGGCTTGTACGCTCTCGATTGTCTTACCGATGAATTCGGCAAGGTTGTAAGAGGGAATGCAGACAGTGAGTTTCATCAATGCTCCTTGAGAAATCCCCCTCCGAAGAGGGGGTGTTGATTAGGTTGAAATAATCCCAACGCTGGTCAGTGCTGCATAAACAGAGTTCAGCAGGCTGACGATGTTGTTTGCTTGGGTCGAGGTCGAGAACCCCCACGAAGTAATAGAACCCGTAGTAGTCGAAACCGCGACCGTAGTTGCAACAGTCGTTCCAAGCGTAGTGGATCGTTGTGAAACAGGGGTGGCACCATAGAGACCCACCGTACCCGAAGTTCCACCCAGCTGTACTGGCTGGGTTGCCCGGCCTACGTTAAGAGTCTCATTGGTATTGCCATCACCAATCTGTTCGCCATCACCAATTGCAGGTAGTGCCATAATCTATCTCCTAGTCTAGTGCGGCCATGACGGAATCCCGCACATTCTCTGCCCGGAAAACATGGACGCGATAAGTGCCGGATGCCGATGTGAGCGCACCTGTTGAAAAGTTCCCGAACATTACTTCCAACGTGTTCGCCGCAGATACTCGCCCGCTAATCACTGCCAAACCAGCAGTGGTCGAAGGCGAATCTACACGGAGGATAACGTCAGATGTCTTTAGTCCGAGCATTTGGGTGGTTTGGGAAGCCGTACGCGGGCCAGCGGCAGTCCCTGCCGGGGTCCAACTTAGGCTAACCACACCATACCTATCCTCGTGCATCTGTACACCCATGATTTACCCCCAGATTCGACAGGCCATTTGCGGACGGATTACCGAGTAACCGTAGAGAACATCCAAACGGCACGGCATCCGGTCGTTATTAACATCGTACTGACGTACGATACGAATCGAGATACCGTTATTCTCGGCGCGGGAAGCCATATCCACACCACGCGGCATCAGCAGATCGGCGGTCGCAAAGGCAATCGCGTCACGATGATAAACGAGGTTTTGAGGATACAGCGTAGAAGCCGAACCCAACACCGTCACCGCTGCACCAGACTGCGGGAAAGAATTAACCGTCGCCAATGCAGAAGCAGAAGTGTAGAGAGCCGGAGAGATTGAGACACTTGACCACGTACCCGAAGAAGCAGTTGCCAGCGCAGTAACGGTAAATTGCTGAAGACTGCCAGTAGAAACGCGGGTTTGCGGATTGACTGCATACACATTCGCAATGGTGAAAACGTCACCAATGGCAAACGTGGCCGAACCCGAATCCCCCGTAATCGCTACGGTAGATTGCCCTTGCGTCGAGACAGTTGCGTTGATAGTCAGCGTAGCAATGGCCGAACGGGTGCCGGTGGTGTGGGAAGTGATGGATTGGGACATATTGACCTCGTTGTAACCGAGGACGCCTTCACCCATCATGCCGGACTTGAACTGGCTGGAAATTGTGCCAGTCGGATTGAAAAAGCCCTTCATGCCTTCCACAAGCGCAGCATTAGCAGCCGGATTAACGGTAGCGTAACGCGGACTCATGTCGGCAGCGGATTCGTTCAACTTTTGTTGTGCTTGCAGAAGAACCAGCGAAGTGGCCGGAGTCGTACCAGGAGTTCCTACGGACTGATAAATGCTCTTGTAGGCGTTAGCCGTATCAGCATCAATCGAGGCCGCAAGTTGCGAAATACGAGGTTTCAGCACACGTTCTGCAAAGTCATCCAACTGCATGGTCATTTCAGCAGTGGTGAAGTTCAGGCCGATATGCTTTTGGGTCGAAACGGTGAGGGATGTGTATTGCTCATTGTCGTCTTGGACGTTGAGCGCAGCACCATCGGTTACAAGAGCGCGGTCCGGCAAGCGGATGCGCAGCGTTGATCCAATCTTGGCACCTTCAACCGCGAAGCTAGAATCATATTGACGGTTGACGTTGCGGGTCAGGACAAGATTGTTCTCCAAAATCTGCAAAGATTTCCGAGTGATCATGTCAATCGTTAAGAGCGAATTGCTCACTGTATTTCCTTTCTTTAACTGTTAGCGATAACCTTTCGACGCCAGCTTTTTCCGTTCCCTTTCGTTTTCAAGGCGTATCCATTCCTGAGTGCTGAGTTTGTCCGATTTCGGATCGGTGGTATCTCGCACGGGTTGGTCGCCCTTGGCCGCAAGGGGTCTTATCGGGTCTGGCGCGGAAGAATGTTTGATTTTTGGCGATTCTGAAATCTTCAATTCCAGCTTCCCCAATTCCTGCGCTGCTCTCAACGGAGGGAGTTGCGCGATACGTTCAGCTTCTTCAGGATGTTTTCCGAGGTAATACGCAAGGTCCGGACCTTTGTCAGACAGTTGAATTGTCTGCGCCATTGCCGGAGTGCAGTCGTACGGGGTCTGATAGGCAACTTTGTCGAAGTCGTCATACCGATCCCGCGCGTCATCCTCTAGCGTGTGGTAGGTTCCTTGAATCCTGCTTACTTCCTCTTTGGCCCGCTCTTCAAGTTGGGCTTTCTCCCGCGCTTCAAACTCGTTGCGAATCTTCTCCCCTGCTTTCCAGTCTGCAACGGCCTCGATGTAATCTTCGGTCGACGTAAAACTTTCGGGCTTGGGGCGTCCTTCCGCTTGAATTTGTTGCTTGGGTTGGGCCTCCTGTATTGCTTGGGCAATCCTTCGATCTGCTTCTCGTTGCGCTTTCCGTTCCGCCTTGGCTAGGCGTTTTGCGAGAATTTCATCCAGTTCCTTTTGGGTAAATGTCTTCTCGACTTCCGGCGTCTGTTCCTCGCTAACATCGTTTGATACTTGTTCCGAGGCCGTTTCTAAACCTGCCGTAGGTTCAGGCGTGGCTACCGGGATTTGCTCCCCGGTTAGAGGTTGTACTACTTGTTCTTCAGACATTTGATTCTCCTTGCGGACCTAGGATTCGCCTAGTCGGTTAAGTGGATAAAGTTTGAATCTGTGTGCTGGTAAGCCCTACCGGATATATCTGGAGGGAGGAAATCCAGCCGTTGAGGTAGCTTGTCCCCGCACCGTCTTGTCCAAAATAAGCCCTATCTTGACCTGTAGGACGGGTTGCGCTGGCGGAGGTAGAGACAGTGCCGCCATTAGTACAAAACGACCTTCCAGTTGAGTTAAAAGCGTAGGCGGCTTTAGTCTGTGTGCTAGCAGAAAATGCAGCCGCACCATCAAGGCGGCCTTGATTTGCGGTCGCAGCAAACGTATTAGCACTCCCGTTCTTTCCAGCAGCCGTATTGATAGCAATAAAGTCTGAATTGCTTAGAACACCTGTAGCGTCGGACGCCTCAAAAACATAGCCTTGCCCGTCTTTTGTTTGCTCCGTCGTGTATTTAGCAACA